GTTAACGGATTACGTCACAAGGTTGCCCGAAAGTGTCAAGGTACGCCCGATACCAGCCTTTGACCATTCCTGCCCACTCCGTATTGCCCGAGATGCCTAGATCGTTTGCTTTTATGCGGGCAATCGTCTTCCTCAGGTGCCTGTGAGCTTCCCAATCCGAGATGTAATCGCGCAATCGGATATGCTCAAGCCACAAGCAACGGGCTGCGAATTCAGATAAGGTTAGCATGTTCAATCCTTTCGTAACGGGAAGCCGGAAACAGCGAGACTCGCATCTTGGCGGCCAAGTTGATACGCCCGCTCAAGCTCGCCTTTGATCCAAGACCAATCGCGGCCAAAGCTATTGTCTTCCGGCTCGCCGCCATCGTAGTATTCGCGCAATTGCACGTCGTTGTGGCTGATTACGAGGCGCTTGCGATAATCGCTATCGCCGTAACCATCCTCATCTTCGATTTTCTTGATTTCAACTGTATACATTACTTTGGTTCTCCTTTATAGCCTCGCCGCACTAGGTCGGGCGAGATGTTCAACTCTTGCCTACGTAGGTTCGCGGCTGCTACTCGCTTACGGGCATCCGCTAGAATGTTCTGTGCTTCGGCTGTAAATTCGGGCAATGTCTGGAGATAGCCCACAGCGTTATTCAGCCGTTCCATTGCCTTATAGGGTGTATCGGTCATTAGTCCGTTTTCCGTATAGCCCGAAGACACAAACGATTGCTGATAAAACCAGCCCGCCGCGCTGATTCCTTTGACTTTACGCCGCATTGGAAACCGCCAGAGGATTCCGCTGATAGAACGCGGTAATCAGGGCGTTAGTTTCAGCCTCGTAGCAAGGCGTTGTGCCAATCCAAAGCATTGTGACGGCCTTGGCGCGGGATTGCTCGACAGACGCGGGCGCAACGCCCGATGCGCCCGCCTTATTCCATTTCTTAGCCTCTTGCTCGTTAGTTGTCATTATGCAAGCTCCGAGTAGATGATTGGCTGTGCTTCGCTGATTTCCACCACCTTGCCGTAGCCCGGAATCCGCGAGCCGATTTTATATTGAGGGTCGTGCGGCATTTGCCGAATTACAACCCAAGTCTGCTTGCCTTTTTTCTCGACTTTGAATGTCTTAGTCATGTCTTATCTCTTGCAATCCTTTCGCCAAAGCCCGTAGACTATCAGAATCCACAATTTCAATAGGTTACAGACTATCCAAAGCCCGAAGGTTGACAAAATTTGTTGACACTTTCTGTTGAGTTGACGTTTTCGGGCGACCATGATCGAAGTCTAGTCCGAAGCCCGTAACAAGTCAATCGGAAAGTTATACTCTATTTGCCCGCGAATCAACAAGATAGAAAAATACGGAAAACGGACAAGAAAAGGCTTGCGTTTGGCGGGCGAGATGCTGTATAGTAAGGGAGTGCGGAGAACAAACAAATGTCAGTCGGAATGTTCCTGATTCTATGCTTCTTGATCGTAGCCTTCGGGCATCGGTCGCCCGTAAACAAAACCTGGAGTGAAAAACTCCAGATAACGGACAAAGATTATGATCCTGATTGGCTGAAGAACTATGGAAAGCCCGAAACGAGGATAAAATGAGACATTTGGAGCATTTCACGGACAAACCCTGCGCGGCCTACGGGCTTACGAGCTATCGTTATGCGGGCAGATACGGCTGGATTATGATTGGGGCGAAAGACGATGCTGACGCCTTGCGCGAGGCTGCCCGCAGTACGGATAACGTATCGCCCGAAAAGCTTCAGGTTTGGAACGGCGCGGGATACGTGGAGATTTACTCTCAGTTGCCCGTAAGTAATTGACTTTGCAGTGATAAACCCGATAGCCCGAAGCCTAGTGAACTTCGGGCTATTTTTCTGTCCATTTTCCGTATAATCGAGCTTGCATCCTTTTGACAGGTTCGCGCATCTAATGTATTATGCCTCCCTTGACCCTAACTCCGATAACCAAACGCCCGCAATCCATTCCTGCCGGATTCAAATGGTGTCCAACTCACGATAACAAACAAGGCGCAATCCTGCCCGTAAAGCAATTCAACAAGCACAGTAAGCGAAAAGGCGGTCTATATTGGTGCTGTAGAGCTTGCGACGCTCAAAACCGTTCTAGGGAGATATCCCCGAACAGCCGATACAGACAGATTAGACAGAGAGCCCGTGTACGGAAAATGGATTTTGACCTATCGTTTGCCCGATACCAAGAAATTGTGTCACAGCTGTGCGCCTATGGGTCGCATTCTCCGAAGCCCGTAAAACACATTGGAATTGATCGGAAAGACAACAAGCAAGGATATGTCGAGGGAAATTGTCTGCCATGCTGCTATCGGCACAATTACATCAAAGGGAGCGTATTCAGCTACGACGAGATGCGGGACATTTGCAACCGATACCCAAATGCTAAAGCTTGCGGCGATCCTCCGCAATACAAAACAGACAAGCGAACACTTGCCCGTAAGACAATCACACAGTCAGACTAGCAGACCATATCATTGTCTGATGGTACAATGGTCCTACCACGCTCGAATCTTATTCCACATCGTCGCCCCACAAGTGGGTTTCGATCCACTTTCCAAAGTCTGTTGAGATTTCTGCTCAAACGCATTTGCCTTCGGGGGTCTATCGAATCCGCTAACCCGAGTAGAATCAGCAGCTTGAACGGAATGAACGCCCGAGTACACCCCAGAACCGAGCAAGATCGTGGGCAGAGTTTGGCGTGTACCACTTTCGCGGTCCTGGAGGTAAAAGGATTGTTATCTTGGAGATAGCCGGAGGCACTTGTACCCCGCACCCCTTGACAGTTGTGGCCTAGGCTTGGGTAGCTAAGTACCTATCTTTCCAACACGGGGCCGGGCTTTGCTCCCCGTCCTTAAAGTCCCTTATCCGCCTCTTACGGGCCACGAAACGTCCCTTAACTGCAAACGGGTGGCAGGGCCTTGACAACCGCCTGTGACTCTGGTACTGTGTCCTTGGTGCGGCGGCTTTCGCGCGGAAAGGCGAGATCGGAAGTACAGGGTCGGGCCTGGTTAACATGTAATCCGACTTGAGGCACGAGTCGTCTCCCCTCAGACCAGTATCGGGGAAGTGTCCGGTTCCAATCCGGGGCGCACCGTCAAGATTTGTCATGGAAACCTGCTGGTATTGTGAAAAACCATTTGGCGGGCAGTCTTCGAACGAGGGGTCTTGGCGCTCCGAGGACCACAAGACGCCTTTGTCTCGGGGCGGAACAGATGACGAAAGTAACATAGTACCTGCGTGTAAGAAATGCAACTCCTCGAAAGGCAACAGCACGGTCGGAGAGTTTATCGCACGGATGCTCGGGCTTCTCAAGAGACAGGCTAATGCGGGGGCTGGACGCCCGAAAAAGACGCAGTACGGAAAATGAACAGGAGGGGTAATGAAAGTCATTGATTTGATTGGGAATACACTTGAATCGGGCGATACCGTAGTCGTCTCGCTCGACCACGTAATCGGCGTCATTGGAAAGATCGATGACGGGGCTATCGCCCAAGGGATTATCACGGGCGACGGGAAGCCAGCAGGCACGACCCTGCCGCCGCATATCGTGATCCAGATTCAGGCGACGCAGGCACTGCTGATCCAGGCCCCGCCGAACTCGCCCGTAGGTCAGGTTCCGGGCGTCGTCAAGGTCCAGAAGCCCGAGGAGAAGAAGTGAACTTATTAGCGGGCGAAGTATGGGTCTTGTTTGACGGGAAAGTATTGTATACCCTTAATTTCAAAGACTTTGCCACGGCTTCGAAGTTCTGTCGGGAGTTCAACGACTTATGAAGTATCGCCCGCAAAGAGGCTCGTACGCCGAATCGATGGCGGAGATCGTTATCGTGCCCGATAGCTTGCGGGCTTTCGCTGCGGAATTGAAAACTTCCGTCGAGCGGTTGGAAGTCAAACCCTACTGCTACGATGACCGGAATGGCTGGAAGACTTACATCGTTACGGTTGACGGGCAAGCTGTAGGGTTTACAGACGGCCCGTGTACGGAAAACGGATAGCTTGTGCCCGTGAAAGTAACGAAGTGCCCGCCCGCCTACGATCCGGAGCTAGAATACGACCGCTGGCAGTTCGGTTCTCAATCTTCCGCCAAGGACTTGCTCGGGCTCATGGACTGGACGGAAGCCATGCGAATGCAGATATTTGAAACGTCCACGATTCGTAAAAAAATTCCAGATTGGGCGTTGGATAGTGTCCGCCTTCGGATAGTTCTTATGGCGCACCCACAGGCGGAGAAACTAGCCCCTAAATGGGCTCGAATAGTATATCTCTATTATTTCAAACAATATACAGCTAAAGATGTGGCGGAAACAATGGGTATGCACGAAGATGCGGTGGAGAGAGTCCTCCGCTGCCTCAACCGTCGAGCCGAACAAGTGGCGGAAAGCGGCAGTTATATGGATGCTCCAGAATCGAAAATCCCGCTTCACGGACGAAGAAATTCGGGAACTCTATGAAGAGGAAACCGGATATGACCCAGATAACGAAGAATTTATCGGGGAAGACGGGCGTCGTCGTCAACGTTGCGGGGGAGGGTCGAGAGTGCTTCCGACTAAAACCGAATAAATGGTAACGTACGAAGACACGTACCGAAGCTTCCTGAAGTACCGAGAGATGATCGGGCTTCCGCCAATTGATTTTGAAACGTGGATGCACAAGCGGGAAGAACCCGAAAGGTCGCCCGCACAGAAAGCAAAAGAGTTCTTGGAACAAGTTCACGCAGGGTGAGAGCGGTTTGACCTCCGAAAACAGTAAGAGATCAAGTATTAGTTGAATGCTCACCGTCGCCCGTAAATCACGGGCCAGTAGGGGGTCTTGCGGGCTAACAGCCCCGGCTCTGCTTCGGGAAACCGAGGAGCGCAGACCCCCGAAAGTTTTGTATCAAGGTCTTGCAAGCGTCTGACCGTACGTGAATCGGTTGGTGTGGCCCGCACTCTTTGAAGTTGCTTTGGCAGCTAGGGCAAATTTTAATTAGTCGAACAGAGGGCCGCACTTGCGGGCGACTTTAAACGGATGCTCTGTTGCCTCAAGGAACCTGATGAAGACTCTGGCAGTCGCCATTCTTAGTTTATTCTTGTCCGTCGCTTGCTTCGGGCAAGCAAAATCCGTCCCAACATCCTTGTTCATCAAGGACACGTTGTACCCGGCAACTGCCCTCCTGTACTCCCAAGATGCTGAAGGCGGGATGCACATGCGTTGCACGGCGACGGCCATCGATCTTAAAGATGGGGTAACTACTTTTGCGACCGCAGCCCATTGCGGCTGCGAGGACAACACCGAAAAGAAGACGGTTAGCCCCGCTAAAGATGTCGTATTTTACATAACGACCGACGACGAGCAGGACAAGGTGTTTGAGAAGGCTGATGTTACGGGCTGCGGATATAGGCATCGAGGAGACGACTTTATGTTGCTCGCGGTCAAGAGCAAGAAGCCGCTTCCCGTGGTCAAGCTTGGGGACGACCCGCAGATTCTAGATCAAGTCGTAAACGTGGCTTCGCCGTTGGGTCTTGGCAAGCAGGTGTTCGTCGGTTCCGTATCCTCCGCCGTTCTCGACCGTCCGGTGGTCGAAGAAGATATCAACTGGTCACACGTCGTTCTCTTGCAGATGTTCGGAGTTAACGGGGGCAGCTCGGGCAGCTCGGTTATCTGCATCGACCAGCAAAAAATTTGTGCTTTTGTAGTCGGGAGTATTGGTGGCTCGACCATGACCGCAATGCCCGTGTCTCGACTGAAAGCTCTGCAATCGGGAATCGCGGATCACACGTATCGGTACTGGGTGAGCGATCCAGATGCCGTCCCCGTGCCTCCGCCCGTAGCGACGGTGGCCAAGAAATGACCAAACTCTCGGGCTGGCTCTTGGCGATCTACGTTCTAGCAATTACGGGCATCGCAGGTTACGAATACGCCGTGATCCAGAGATTGGAATGGGTGATTCGGATTTTGCTGGCGGGCAGCCAGAACTAGGAAAGAAAAATGTTGGACAAAGAATCTAAAAATTTGAACGACGGGCAGAAGGCTCCTACCCCCAGTCCCATTCGAGCGAGCAACACGCTTGAGACGCTTCGCCCGAAAGAAGTAAACGTCGCCCCTGAGTGGCTTCAGAAGGCGATGCCTCAAGTGCTAGAAGAAGTAAAAAACTTTCTAGAGCCTGTACAGGAAACGGACAGCCTTCCGCTGCAAGGCCGAGGACTACCGCCCGTTGACTACGAATACGATTGTGCGGGCGATCCTCCCAAAGTAAAAAACGTTCAGGAAACGGATTTGTTCGCGGAACCTGAACAGCCCGAGAAATACAACGTCTTGCCAGTAGATTGGCCGACCGCGACAAAGACGATGGGCCTGCCCGAAGAATTCCTGGACTTCCCTCTCGAAAAAAGAGTCACGAGGCTCGAAGAACAAGTTGACGGGCTTCTGGATCGGCTGGCGAAATTTTCTATTCGTTCGGGCCACAAGATTTAATGCCTGCCCGCAAGATCACTGATTGGCGGAAAGTGGCGTTGCTGATGTATCAGAGGCTTTACGGTTGCCGTTGCGTCAGATGTTCCGATCCCGTAAGGTTGCCCGAAGATGGCGTGCTGTACCGACTGAATGACGACATTGTTTTGACACACAAGAAGACTTGCGGGCCTAAGAGATGAGCGTTACGATACGAACCTGCGGCGGCCTCGGGAACCAGTTTGCACAACGGGCCTTCGGCTACTTGCTCGAAACCTTCGGGAACGAAATAATCTTCGAGCGTTCGTGGTTTGACAACGGCGATACGCGGGGTTGGGTCCTGGATCGGTTTAACACCGAAGTTAAAATCGGGCCTGTTCGCGGGCAGTGCATTCAGGAAGGGAATCTCTTATACCATCCTGAATTCCTAAAAAAGTACGAAGAAGATGTAACGCTGATCGGGTATTGGCAAGCACATCAGTATCGAGTCCCCGTGGAAGATACGCTGCGAAAGACTTTCACGCTCCGCCGCTACCCGAGCGAGAAGTCATTAGCGGTTGCCCGTGAAATCGAAAATAGCAACTCCGTCTTTTTGCACATTCGAAGAACGGATAGCTTGTCTGGTCGCGGCCTGATCAATCACGGAGTTTGCCCGCAAAGTTATTACCAACGAGCGGCAAGTTATATCTCGACCCGAGTTCCGAGCCCGCACTTCTTTATCTTTTCGGACGATATCGAGTGGTGCAAGCAGAACATTAACGTCTTTGGGTATCCGGCGACTTTTGTAGATCATAATTCTACGGGCGTAACCGAGGACAGCCAGCACGAAGTACGGAAAACGGACAACGGGACCGAACACGAAGACCTCTGGCTTATGTCCCGCTGCAAGCACAGCATCACGGCCAACAGTTCTTTTTCTCTTTGGGCTGCGTACTTGAACGCAAATCCCGAAAAAATTGTCGTCGGTCCGAAGCAGTGGTTCGTTCCAACTAGCCCGCACGACGGAACCGACATCTGTCAGCCCGAGTGGGTTCGCTTATGAGTTATCTAAGCGTAATTTATTCGTGCAGTCATCGTGGATACGGCGGCGATTTCATTGGCCGGACTCAGGCGTGTATCGACAACCTGTTTACGTTGTCGGCCAAAATCGGGCTTGACGCGGATATCACGTTCGTCGAATGGAACCCGCCCGCCAACGTTCCGCGAGTTTCGCAGGTTCTAAATTGGCAGCATAAAACGTTGCCCGTGAAGTTTATCGAGGTTCCAGAAGCGGTTCACAATCTGGTCCCTAACCCCAGAAAAGAAGTCTTCTGGGAAATGTGGGCGAAGAACGTAGGTATCAGACGGGCGGCGGGCGAGTACATCCTGTCCGCGAATCCCGACAACATCTACAGCGAGGCTTTGCTCCTTCGGCTGAAGAATCTTGAACCTGACGTTTTCTACCGGACGGACAGCTACGACGTTCACGACGGGAAAGTATTTCAGATTCATCGAGCGACGGAATCGCTTGTTAACGGTTGCCCGAACGGTTGTCCAGGATTTGTAAAGCCCGATAAGAGCGGTAAATTTCTATACCCTCCGCCAATCGGATACGTCGAGCCGTTGCACTTCAACAAGTCCGGCGACTTCTTCCTGATGGCCCGAAAGAACTGGTTCGAGATGCACGGGCATCCGGAAACCGACTACACAGTTTCTTCCGACGCCGAGACAGTTTACTTGGCGGCGGCTCGCGGGTGGCGACAGATTTACCTGCCCGAACCAACATACCATTTGAGCCACTCTCATAACACTCGATATGTTCCCGCTTGGACAGATGCGGCTCCGCACGGAAAAGAGAACGGCCCGAACTGGGGCTTTCCTTCGTACGACTTTAAGACTTACGAAATCTGATGCACCGAGACGAATTTGACAAGGGCTTTGAAGAGTTCCAACGACTAAATAGCGGGAGACTGCCGTTTGGAGAAATAGTTCCAGTCCTAGATGAATCAGAAATCGATGTCACGTACAATCAGATATACCTTTTGCATTGCGGTTGGGCCGCCCGAATACTAGCGAAAACCCGACCTCGGATTCACGTTGACATCGGATCGTGTTCGTATTTCGTGGCAATAGCCTCGGCTTTCCTGAATATCGCGGCTTTCGATCTTCGCCCGATGAACATACCGCTCCCGAAGTTAATTTCTGGTGTTGCGGATTTAACGGCGCTCGCAATGCCCGACAACTCTTTGGATTCTCTCTCGTGCATGCACGCGATGGAGCACGTCGGCCTCGGTCGATACTACGATAAGATTGATCCAGACGGCGACCTGAAAGCAGCCAGAGAATTACAAAGAGTTTTGGCTCCGAACGGGAACCTTCTCATTGTACTGCCTGTCGGCATGCCGAGGGTCGTGTTCAATGCTCACAGGATTTATTCTTACGGGCATGTTATGGGTATGTTCTCGGACTTGCGTTTGAAGCAATTTACCTTCATCCCGATGGACCGCCCGCAGAGAATAGTTTATGATGCCGACCCCAAGATCGCGGAGAACGTAGACGAAGGCGCGGGGTGCTTCTGGTTTACAAAAGATGCTCGTACAGATAGCAGGAACTCCACAACCTAGCAGGGGAAAGATTTGCCTCGTAACCCCGCCTTCCGGATTTCTTCTTGACCAGCGGGTTTTTGTTTCGCTCGGGATTCTGAAGATCGGCGCGGTTCTTGAACAAGCGGGTTGGGAAGTCGATCATCTGGATTTAACGGGTGTCGCGAATTATGAAGAAGCTGCTGCGGACTATCGAGGAGCCGAGACTTTTGCAATCACCGCCACTACTCCGCAAATTCCTGCTGCCGTACGCATTAAAAAGGTTCTCCGTGGAAAAACGATTCTTGGAGGACCGCACCCGACTCTTGTACACGCCGCAGTAAAACGTGGGAACCAACGGGCGCTCGCTGCCTTGGATTTCCTGATGCAGAACTTCGATACCGTTGTCGCGGGCGACGGTGAGAAGTCGATCTTTCGGGCAATCAGAGAATACGGGCTGATTGACGCCGACGATCCGAAATCGGACCTTTGGGTCTCGTCAAAAGAGTTTTCTGAGTCACCGTTGCCCGCCAGACATTTGGTGGACATGCCGAGCTACCATTACACGGTAGACGGTGAGAAGGCAACATCGGCGGTATTTCAGTTAGGCTGCCCGTTCGAATGCGGGTTCTGTGGCGGGCGATTTTCCCCGATGCTCCGACGAATCAGAAGTCGGACGGCAGATAGTGTGGTTGCCGAGATGCTCGCGATCCACGATAAGTACGGCTTTCGCGGGCTGATGGCCTACGACGACGAGCTTAATGTCAACAAAGGTCTTGTCGATCTTTGCCGGAAAATAAAATCCACGGGCATCGATTGGCGACTGCGCGGATTTGTCAAAGCTGAATTGTTCAATGACGAGCAAGCCGAAGCGATGTACGACGCGGGCTTCCGTTGGCTGCTTTGCGGATTCGAATCCGCCCATCCGCGAATCCTGAAGAACATCAATAAGAAAGCGTCGCTCGAAGATAACACGAACATGCTTCGAACGGCCCACAAGCACGGGCTAAAAGTAAAAGCCCTGATGAGTTTCGGGCATCCGGGCGAGAGCGAAGAAACGATCCTCGCAACCCGAGATTGGCTGCTCGCTGAAAAGCCCGACGACTTTGATTGCACGGTAATCACGACGTATCCCGGAACACCGTATTGGGATAACGCGGTATTGGTAAAAGAACCTGTTTACCGATACGAGTTTAACGGCGACGCTTTGTACATGGAAAACACCGACCCGAATGCCGAGGTCGGGTATTACAAAGGGAAACCGGGCGAGTACAAAGCTTTTGTCTGGACCGACTTCCTGACTGCGGAGCAACTAGTTAATCTGCGCGACGCGGTTGAGAAAGAAGTTCGCGGGAAGTTGAATATCCCGTATCCGACTGCGGGCGATGCGATCCTCTTCGAACACTCGATGGGTCAGCGGTTGCCCGAATCAATTTTGAAAACAGCACGACTATGACTCTACAGACAATCGACAGTGTTCGGGCGTTCTGGGATAAATCGCCTTGCTTCGTTCGCCGCTCGGCGGCTCCCAAAGATTCCCAGCAGTTCATGGACGAGACCGAAGCCCGAAAGTTCAAGTCCGAACCGCATATTCCCGGTTTTGCCGAATACGGAAAATGGGCAGGCAAGAAGGTTCTTGAGATCGGATGCGGAATCGGAATTGATTCCGTTAACTTCGCTCGGGCCGATGCTTGGGTATGCTCGCTGGACCTATCCGCAGCATCCCTTCAACTCGCCCGCAAAAGAGCGGAATTAGCAAAAGTTTATAAGCCCGTGTTTATTCACGGCGACGCGGAGAAGCTTGACGAGACTTCCGTTTGGGGCTGCGATTTTGATTTAGTCTATGCCTTTGGTTCGATTCACCATAGCCCGAACCCCGAAAAGATTTTACATAACATCCGGTTCGTTACGCATCCCGGCAGTATCTTGAAGCTGATGGTGTATAACAAGTGGAGTTGGAAATCGCTCTGGATACTCCTGAAGTACGGACGGGGCAAGTTCTGGAGGTTCCGCGAGTTGGTCGCCCGTTATTCGGAGGCTCAAACAGGGTGTCCTATCACTCACGTCTACTCCAAGAGTGAATTGCGGGCAATGCTGGAGCGGAACGGGTTTCATGTACGGAAAATGTACAAGGCGCATATATTTCCTTGGCGCATTCCTGACTACATAGAACATCGGTACGTCAAGGCTTTTCCGTGGAACATCTGTCCAGATTGGTTGTTCAAAAAGTTAGAGTCTTGGATCGGCTGGCATTTGCTGTGCGAGGCGACGGTTTGAAAACGATCACTGTGGCGGGGGCAGGCGGCTTCATCGGGCATCATCTCTGTAAGAGATTGAAAGCCGAGGGAAATTACGTCATTGGCGTAGACCTGAAATATCCGGAATACGAAGAGTCGCCCGCAGACCAGTTTCATATTTGGGATTTGCGAGAGTATAACTCGGCTCTGGCATCTACTTACCACGTAGACGAAGTTTATCAGCTTGCGGCAGACATGGGTGGGATCGGGTACATCACGTCCAACCTAGCGAGCATTGCCCGCAACAACATCCTGATCAACGCGAACATGCTCGAAGCCGCAAAACAGTGGAAAGTCAAGAAGTATCTGTATTCTTCGAGCGCCTGTGTTTATCCAGCAGGCAAGCAGGGTGACGCGAACGTAACTCCGCTGAAAGAAGAAGATGCTTACCCCGCCGACCCCGAACCTGGGTACGGCTGGGAAAAACTTTTTGCCGAGCAGCTCGTTGAGTATTACAATCACGATTTCGGGCTAGATACGCGGATCGTCCGTTTCCATAATGTTTACGGGTCTTTGGGAACTTACGACGGCGGAAAAGAAAAAGCGCCCGCCGCGATTTGCCGGAAGATTGCGGAAGCGCAAGACGGCGATACGATTGAAATCTGGGGCGACGGCGAGCAGACACGAAGCTTCATGCACGTCGATGACTGCTGCGAAGGTCTTGTACGGTTAATGGATTCGGGCTACCAACGCCCGCTAAACCTCGGGACCGAAGAACTTGTTACCGTGAATCAGTTGGTTGACAAGGTTGCCCACATCGCAGGCAAAGAAATTCACAAGCGACACAATCTGAAAAAGCCGCAGGGCGTTCGCGGGCGGAATTCCGATAACACGCGGCTTCGAGAAGTTCTAGGTTGGGAGCCGAAGATCACGTTAGACGAGGGACTTCGCCCGACATACGATTGGATCGAAAAACAGGTGTACGCCTGCAATGACTAGGATCGGAATCATAGGGGCCGGAAAATTAGGAAGCCCGATGGCCGCCGCACTTGCGAGCAAGGGCTTCGAGGTCATTGTCTGCGACGTTGACCCGAAAAAAGTTCAGGCAATAAATGACGGGCAAGCCCCCGTACAAGAAACTGGCTTACAGGGTTTGATATTCGCGAATCGCGAACGTTTGCGGGCAACCAGCAGAATCGAAGAAGCAGTCCGTTTTGCGGACATAACTTTCGTAGTCACGGCGACACCGAGTTCTCCTGACGGACGGTTCTCGCTCGAATATATTTTGCCCGCATGCGAAGAAATCGGACGGGTTCTCGGGCGACCGCTCGGTAAAGTCGCGTTCCATCCCGTGGTAATAACGAGCACCGTTATGCCCGGGGATACTTGGGGCCAGATTCGAGAGACGCTCGAAAAACACAGTCATCGAAAATGCGGCGAAGAGTTTGGTTTAGCTTACAACCCAGAGTTTATCGCGCTCGGAAGCGTAATCCACGACTTCCTGAATCCCGATTTTGTTTTGCTTGGCGCGAGCGATCCGTTAACCGAAGCGCGGATTTCAGCGGTGTACAAGAAGATTTCGGACGCCCCAATCGCCTGCCTGCCAATCGTGGATGCAGAAATCGCAAAGCTCGCGATCAATTCGTATATCACGACAAAGATTTCGTTCGCGAATATGCTTTCCCGAATTTGCTCGGGCGTTCCGAATAGCAACGTGGACAACGTGACCCGCGCAATGGGCATGGACTCCCGCATCGGTGGAAAGTACCTGAAGGGCGGCGTGAGTTATGGCGGACCCTGTTTTCCCCGAGATAATCGGGCGCTCGCAACCCTCGGGCAAAGCTTCCCGCTTGTAGTTGATAGTTTCAATCGGGCGCAGATTACTTATCTAGCTAGCTTCGTAAGAGAGAACACCCGAGGCCCTATAGCGATTCTCGGGACGAACTACAAAGTTGGAACCGATGTAGTTACCGAATCGGCTGGTAGTCTGTTGCACGCAGAACTTGCGGAAGAACTTTGTACGGAAAACGAATCGCCCGAAACGATTGTTGTCATGTTGCCCGATCCGAAATTTCAAGACATTGATTTCTCGGGTAGGACTGTGATTGATCCGTGGAGGGCGTTCGGATATTTGGCCGAGGATTCCTCTGTTACTTATATCCCGTTGGGTATTGGACCTCGTGAGTAAGGCGCTAATCGCGGTTATCACTTGCCGAAAACTAGCGTATCCGATTAACGAATTAGATTCGCATCTGGCGGGCGAGAACGACCGAATCCAAACGCTCCTTTCGACGTGGTACAGAACGTATCTCGCTCGCTATACGGACAAGATTGATGTAGGATTTTTTGTCGGGCGCGGGGAAGGCGAAGTAAATCTCCCGCACTACATTGAACTTGATGCGCCAGACGACTACGAAGGCTTGCCCGCGAAGATTCGCAAGATGTTTGAGTTTGCTTTGGATGCCGGATACAAGCATGTCTGCAAGGCCGATGATGACGGATACATCAACTGGCCCAAGTTTGAAGTTGTAACCGCTGATTATGCGGGCATTCGAAAGCCCGGAGATTATGCGGGCGGCGGCGCTTACTGGCTGTCTCATCGCCCGATGGAAATCGTGGTCGAACACGGGATTCCAGATTGGGCGGAAGATCGCGGTGTAGGGAAGTTGCTCGCAGAACACGGAATCCAGTTAACGGATATTCCGTATATCCAGCCGGGCAGGGGAATCGCAGCCGAATACGGTTGCTCGTGTTCGCCCGCATGTCGGGCAAAAAGTTCGAAGCCCGTGTGGGAATATTTTCCAGACGCGCCAGTGATTACGCAACTATCGCCCGAACAAATCCGAGCTTGTCACAGATTTTACGAAGGACTACGTTAGAGATCGGCTAGATAATCTTCAGGCGGTTCGGCTAAATAGGATACGCCATGCTGTTGCAGCCACGATTGGAACTTGCCCGTTTCCAATGGCTTTGAATCTGTCCAGCCTATCGGCCAGCCCATCATCCATTCCTGATTCACAGGGTCCGGTTTCCCAAATACTTGAACGAAGGTTCGGCAATTCGGATGCTTTTGCATGGATGCGGCAGAGAAATTCATAGCGCACGTTGGAGTATGCAAGTAACCAGTATCTTTTCCGAATGTGGTCAGCACCCAAGTCTTTCGCGGATAAAGCAAGCGTCTCTGTTTTGTATCCAGAAGATTGGCAGTCAGCGGCGGCCCTTGCAATTGCTTTGGCGGAGACGTTTTCTGCGAGCACGAATTTTGGTTGAACTTGTCGGATAATTCGGAACATTTCAGGCCAATAATCGCGTGCTGTGCTTTTTCCATGCGTCGCTGTACTAAAGGGCTGGCAGGGGAAGCCTCCTGAAACCACGTCAACACGGTTATACCAGAGGCGTCCGTTGAAGGTACAAACATCGTCCCAAACGGGAAACGGAGGAAGGATGCCGTCATTCTGCCGTTGCATGAGGATTCGGGCGCAGTAGGGATTGATTTCCACGGCGCAAACGGTTCTCCATCCGAGCAGTTTGCCCGCGAGAATTCCTCCACCAGCGCCTGCGAAAAGTGCCAACTCATTCATAAGAAATCATACGGGAAACGGATTCTGTTGTCAAGCACCTTTTATGCCCAAGATTCTAGTCGGAATCACAACCGCCCGTAAATTCAAATATGCTGCGGGCGACCAAGCGGGTCATCGGGATAGCCCGACTAACCCCAGGATTCATGCGGTTCTCGGTACGTGGTTTCCCGAGTGTACGGGCAAGATTGATGTCCGTCTTTTCGTAGGCACGGGCGACCAAGAAGTTCATTTTCCGAACTTGGTTGAACTTGATGCTCCGGACGGGTATTACGACTTGCCCGCAAAAGTCAAAGCGATGTTTGCTTGGGCGCTGGACGCAGGCTACGATTACGCGGTCAAGCTCGATGATGATGTCCTGTTTCGCCCGAATAACTTCCTGAAATTCTTCCAGCCCGTAGACTACTGCGGGTACGAACTGGAAAGCAACACCGACAAGTGGGCATCGGGCGCAGCATACGTAGTCAGTCGTCGGGCGATGCAGTTCGTGGTCGATACGCCGTGGAACCCGGCGTGGAATAGTGCGGAAGACCAGATGGTGGGCAGGATTCTGCGGGCTAACGGTATCCCTTTGGTGCACGACCCGAGATACCTTTGTTGCTCGTGTCCGGAATGCTTCCGCAAGTATGGCCTAGAGAACCTCATAACCATACACACTTCGAAGCCCGAAATGATGTACGATTTGCGCGCCAAGCTAGGACAATGACTCTACAGTTTCTTAATTAAGGGGTCTTTCAATGCCAACTTTCGATACAGAATTAGCTAGCGCGGCAAATTTCAATATCCTCGGCGCGTCTACGGTTACCAATACCGGGCTTACCGTGGTCAGCGGCGGGAACCTGGGTCTTTATCCCGGAACTTCGGTTACCGGGTTTCCTCCGGGCACTTTTGTTGCGCCCGCAGTCGAGCACGTCACGGACGCCGTAGCGCAGCAGGCGCAGGCCGACGCGACGACCGCGTACAACTATTTTGCCGGGCTACCGAGTACGGGATCGTTGCCAGCGCAACTCGCGGGTCTGACTTTTACGCCCGGAGTTTACGCTCAGGCTAGCGCGGTCAACCTCGCTTCCGGGCAGTCTGTTACGTTAGACGCCCAAGGCAACTCCGCCGCGACATTTGTTTTCCAGATTGGGTCGGCACTGACTCTCGTCTCCGGTTCTTCCGTGATTCTGAAGAACGGGGCGCAGCCGCGAAACATCGTGTGGCAAGTTGGAAGCTCGGCAACCATTGGAACCACCGCCATTATGTTCGGCGATGTCATCGCCTTGGCGTCGGTAACCTTGGCGCACCTTGCTAGCTTGAACGGGCGGGCAATTGGTCTTACGGGCGCGGTGTCTATGGACACCAACCTGATGACGGCACCCGCGCCGCTCGCTGGAGCGCCCGTGGTTGTTGTTACTCTTTCGGGTGGCGTCAGCACGTCGGGTATTCCCGCGAATTTCATCAACACGCCGAGAACCCCGAATCCCGCTTCGGCGTCTAGCACCGCGACTCCGAACTTCCCGCTTACGATCACAACTTGGTCTTTACCGGGTTTCCCGTCCCAGCCTCAAGTCGCGTCGGCGCAGAGTTACTCGACATTGCCCGGACAAATCTTTCCCGATTTTGTCAGCGGACAAGTTGTTGAAGCTCCTGGAACGCTTCCTTCGGGCCAGCAAATTCTGGCTCTGCAAGCCGGGGCTCCCGCCATCGACTAGCGATGTCAGAATTTTCCCTCTACTGCGACGGCAGCGTCAAGCACGGTACGGGATACTTCGGCTACGTTCTCTTTCTCGACAAAGTTGAAGTAGATCGTGGTTGGGGGATGATTGGGCAAGGAATTAAGCCCAAGGTTGCCGAGAAGTACGCAATCATCTACGGGCTAGATTCCTTTGTACGGAAAATGGACCGAGCTTGCCCGCTAAAAGTTTTCGGTGATGCGAAACAAGTCATCGAATCGGCTGATAAAGATTCTGATATACATCTTCGAGCGGAAACGATCCGAGGATGGGGCGTGCCCGTGGAATTCCAATGGACAGCCCGAGGAAACAATAAATTGGCGAACGATCTAGCCAGAAAAATGATCGAATATTTTCGGATCGCTGGTAAAGGCCCGAAAATCGAAAGGTAATTATGAGCTTTATTCAAAATCAGGCCCCGGTACTGTACAGTCTACAGACTTCGGTCTCCGGAACCGGAACTAATCTGTTCCAGGTTAGCTCGGTTGGAACCACTGCGGGCCTTGCAGCGGGAAATTTCAACCTCATTGCTGGCCCCTCCAACAACCTGAACGGTCGCCGATTTAGCGTTCTCTACGGCGGATGGGTCAAGGCCCACGGCGCGACTCAGGAAATTGCTTTCGGGCTTCAGATTTTTCCGTGGAATACTTCGGTCGCGGGCGGCCCGACTGTCAGCGGCACGAACACTTTCACTGCCGTAAACTCCGGAGTCTTGACTGCGGGCACGTATTATGATTTCATCGTCATGCAGGATTTCTTCGGCGAAGCAAACGCAAACACTCTGACTTGTTTTGCTCCCTCGGTTTATGTGGGCGGCACGCAGGTCACGATTGCCAGCACCGCTGCGGCGGTTACCGTAGCCTTCAATACAGCCTCGGTGACAGAGCCGATCACGGGCGAAAATAACACCACGGATTATCCGCTGGCGTATTTCGTTCCGACGTATGCGAACACCGTGAGCGATACGACTGAGACGTTGCAGTTGACCCAGTGCGCGGTGCAGTTGATCTAATTGGATAGCGGGCGGCTTCGGTCGCCCGCATTCTTCAAAGGAGATTTGAAATGCGTAAGAAAGGCGATTACGGCAAGGGAATGGCCCGAAAGGGTAAGACCGAAATTCAGTCTTATTCGAAAAAGGGAAATTTCGGCTCGGCTGGAACTAAAAGGGCGGGTAACCCCGCTTACATGGACGGTCGCGGGCAGCAACAGAGCGGAATGAATCCCGATTACGCGGGCGGAACTGATTCCGGCGCGATGGGCAACATTCCCGAGTAAGTACGGAAAACGGACGACAATGAATCTGATGTTGGAACAGCAGGAAATGTCCGAGCGGCAGACACTTGCCCGAAAGAAAGTTCGAAAGGCGGCGGGTTCGAAAAGAAAACGGACCCGCACGTCTGTCAAAACTTTGCTGATCGATCTCGCTCGGCATACCAAGGCTTCGGGCAAAGTCAGGGCGTGGGCGATCCAGCAACTCTTGTTATTGACCGGGAAGCCCGTACAGCCCTTCGAGGAATCTTATGACGAACCAGAATCAAAGCCCGAATCCGTTCCCGCCTTCACCGGAAGAGACCTTGGAAAGTCTGAAGTTCGGTTACCCGTGGATTCGATCTGAAGAAGGTCTTGATCCAAACGACACGCATATCAACGGACGTTGCGTAGAGTAAATTTGCTCGAAAGCTTCGGCGGCGAGCAGGAGAAGTTAATGTGCAGTCGAACCGGACGCTCAAAAAACTCTACCGCGAATACAACCGCAAATATTTTGCGGGCAAGCTCCCAAGCCTCCCGATCAATTTTCTGACGCCCGGCCAGATGAAGAAGTATTTTGGTGTAGCGCGGGCGACTTGTGCGATTACTTGCTTCAAGAAGGGCACGTACACGCCCGATTCAATCTACATATCCATGAATCAATTCAAGCCTTGGCGGTATGTCCGAGCGGATTTGCTCCACGAACTCTGTCACGTTTCAAAACCACGGGCGAGCCACGGGAAAGTTTTTCAGGACGAGATGCTCAGAATAGCAAAACTCGGCGCTTTCGAAGATGCTTGGTAGTACGGAAAACGAACAATGAAGGAAGTCTATTCGCGATTGTACGTAGGGGGTGATCCAGATTACCTCAAGGTTGCGGATGATCCTGATTGGCGAATTGTACGGGCGTGCAAGGACGGGCCGGGAAGCCATCGAGAGACTCTAGGCTATCAAGAACGTTCCGCCCCAAAGGGTCCAACCTATTACTTTGTTGAACGCCCGCGAAAACTGATCCTGAACCTGATCGACACCGATGACCCTAATTATATCCCTACTCCGCTTGTTGATAAAGCTCTGTCGTATATCTCGGATTCTCTTAGGCTAGGGCACAAAGTTCTTGTTGCCTGTAATCACGGGCAATCTCGAAGCCCGTCGCTCGCCTTCCTGTGGTTATACCTCGAAGGCAAGTTGCCCGCAGAATATCATCGGGCCGCCCGAATGTTCAAGACTCTTTATCCGGATTACGAACCGAACACGGGCATTAGGCAGTACGTCAAATCCAGAATTCTTGCTGCAAAGCACAAAAGGTAAATATGGCAGAGAACCCAATCAAATCATTGATTCCGAAAGACCCGAACGGCACTAGTATCGGCTCGGAGCTGAATGCCCGAGTAAAAATGCAGCAGCAGGCGGAACAGGCGTTGAAGCCGACTGGCGCTCCCGCTGCGGGGACAGTCGCGAGGCCCGTAGGAACCAGCCCCGTGGACAAGACCAAGACTCAAGGCCCGTATGGTACGGGCGTGGGCGAGAAGCGGATCGACGTTGACAAGATGACAAAGCCTTTGGGACAGATGCACTCCGGAGGCACGGTCCCAAAGACGGGTCCTTATGTTCTCAAGGCAGGCGAGAAGGTTCTGACGCAGGACCAACACAGCCACTTGAAGAATGCGATGGCACTTGCCCACGATGCCCTCGGGCATAATCCGGACGCAGCCCCCGAATTGCCGAAGCATCTGAAAGAAATGCACATCAAGGAATTGCACACGGGCGGGTTTCACGTCCAAAAGCACGACGGTAAAGGCGGGATGACCGAGCACGGCGCTCCGCACGACGATGCGGTGATCGGGCACTTTATGGATCACATGGCGCATCCCGACGAAGATGAAGAGGCGGCGGAAGCAGGCGACCACGATATGCACGCGGCTGACGCCGAGTCGCAAGCTTTGGGAGGGAAGTAATGGCGCATAAAGTTCATAATCCCTCGCTTTACCGTGCTTTGCACAAACTTAACAAGGGCGGCCTGCACCGGGCGTTAGGCGTGCCCGAAGGTCAGAAGATTCCTGCTGAGAAAATCGAGAAAGCCCGAAACTCCAGTAACAAACATATTTCCCGTATGGCTAACATGGCCCATACGATGGCAGGCTGGAAACACTAACGTTCGAACAAATTCAAGGAGAAGTCAATGATTGAAAAAGCAATTATCGCGGGCATCGGTTTTGTAATCGGGGCATTTTGCCCGTCAGTTCTCAAGAAGATCAAGAGTTGGTTTTCGAGCGAGGGCAAGAAGGTCGTTTCGATTGCTGACGCGGAGGCCAAGGCTGCCGAAGCGGACATCAAGAAAAAGCTGTAACTTGCGGGCGACCGCTGTACGGAAAACGAACTGATTGGACGCCCGAATGCAGCAGCTAACGGACAAACATAAGGACGCTCTAGCCGCGCATTGGGGAAAGTTCAGGGCACAAATCCTTGAAGAGTACGGTTTTGATCTGATCAAGGACGGGCTTGCGCTTCGGCACCGGGCGCAAACTGACGGGTTTTGGCTGGCGAAAGAAGTCCTCGGGTATACGCAGTTCTCAGACTGTCATCAGGAATTGTTTTCGACGCCCGAAAAAGAAGGCTTCTTTACCCTCAAAGACCCGAGCTACCCGACATTCAAGGAGTTCGCCGAGGCCGACAAAGGTCTTCACGACCGTTTGGTTTTCCTCTGTCGTGGCGGATTCAAGTCCACCGCCGACATCGTAGACACGATCCAGTATTTTCTGGCGTGGCCTTCGATTCGGGTGAACGTGATGACGGGCACCGCGTCATTGTCCGAGGAATTTACGGGCGTCATCAAAGGGCACTTTACCTTAAACGAGGACGGTAGCCCGAAGACGCACGACAACGGAAAACTCCGGCTAGTCCAAATCCTTTTTCCGGAACACTGCGAGATTGATCCCGGCAAGAAGCCGCAGTGGGTAACGCCCGCAAGACAAGGCGATATCGCGGGACCGACGATCCGAGCCACGTCGCTCGATAAGAACACGACTGGTACGCATTGCGACGTTCTGAAAGTTGACGACGGCACTACCGCTGAGAATACGCAGAACGCGGAACGTATTCAGAGTGTGAACCGGGCACTGTCAATGGCTCGTAAACTCTGCGAACCGTACGGCTATAAAGACAGGATCGGCACGCCGTACGCGACGACCGACAACCTGACGGCTACGGTTAAAGACGAGGAAATGCGGGCAAAGAATGGGCTCCCGCCGCTCGTCAAGATTCTGATTCATCCGGCGTACGAAGTCTTGCCCGAATTTGCGGACCTGACGCCCGATCAATTTCAGCCGCACATGGTAAAGCTGTGGTTCCCCGAAAGAATCACGGTTGATTACCTGAAGACCGAGTATCACGAAGCCCAGAAAACGGGCGATACTACGAGCTTCTATTCGCAGTACGCGCTAGACCTGAACAAGTCCTTCGAGACCAAGTTCAGACGCGAGTTGATGGTCGCCCGAACAGTTGATACTCTCCCGCAGCAAGGTCTGACTTTCGAAGCCTGGGACTTGGCGTACAGCGAGCAAAAAGGCGCTAAGTACACCGTAGGAATCGCGGGCTTGTTTACCGCGCAGGGGATTTACATTATCGACATGGTTCGCGGGCGATTCGGGGAATACGAACTTCCGGGAGTCATGGCGAGCTTCGCGCACAAATGGAAACCGCGCCGCGTGGCCGTGGAAGATTCTATGGGTGCCCGCTGGTTAAGTGCGGAAATCCGTCGCGAAATGGAACGCTTCAGAATCCATATTCCGTTTGAGTTCGTATCGCTCGGAAAAGGATCGAAGGCCAACAGCAAGGAAGTCAAGGCGAAACCCGCATGCCGCTTGCTTGGTGACGGGCGTTTGTACTTCTGGAAAGCAATGGCGGGCCTCGAAGAACTCTACAACGAGCTTGAGGCGTTTCCGAAGGGGACGTTCACGGATATTGTTTGCAGCCTGAGCTTGCTCGTAAATCACTTCCAGAGTTTCGCGGAGACGCAGCCAATGTTGCCCGTAAATGTTACGGACCGTATGGAACGATTGAGGCGCGACATCGTGTATGGCCTGGGCCCTTTCGCAAAACAAGTTGAAGACGGGCAAGCGTTGATGATGCAAGGCGGAGTACCGCAGGAACCGGACCGGGACCCTATTGCCGAGGCCGGATTGTATTAACCCGCGTGGAACGAAGAACAAATTACGCTGTACTTCAGACCCTTCTTGGCCGTTCCTATGCACTCCGCTTTGACTTCATCGGGCGAAGCCCAAGTATTGCAGGGTTGCCATTTTGAGCCATCGGGTCGAGTTGCCCACCAAGAGTCCCCTTCGTATCTGTAATCGCCGCCCGGATGAATATGACGAGCTTCTAGTTCAGTATTAGCGGCGATTACCGCATCGCTAAAAGTATCGTATCCGCTGTTGGCGTCTTGAGAGATCACCCAAAGTTTCATGTTCGAATTATACGGAAAACGTACAGGATTGTCAAGTCGCCCGTAAGCCTAGATCAGTTCCCCGTCTTCATCTGTTTCCCAAGTTCCCGCACCCTGGAATCGGCCTGTTTTTCGGTCCCATTGTATCCAGCGGTCCCCGATAGTGAGCGAAACCGTATCGTCCTCCACAGTCAAGAGTATGTAGCAAGGCTGAGGTAAGTTTAGCATGGGAAGGATGTAGTCCTCCCGTTCGTAGTGAATTACCTGAGTCTTTTCGGCATTTAAAGCACTGTCCAGCGGCAAAATTTCGGCATTTTCAATCATTATTCTCTCCTTCAAAATTCAGTTTAGCAAACTCCCCGAAGTATGTCAAGGCCGCTTTATCGTAGGCTTTGGCAGCGTCTTCCTCAGTTTTGTGATAGTGCAAGAAGACGGACTTGCCTTTTACTTGGATACGGGCAACCCAGAGTTGTTCGTCCTTCCGCCACGACACGCCTTTGAAACGGCTCGCGGAGTTGAATTGCTTTTTGCAGT